TGTAGAGCTTGGCCCGGACGTGCCCTTGTGGTGGATTGGGGTGGCTCCTGCACCTCCACGTTCCACGCCACCACGGCACACCTTCGGGCGCTGGAACAAGCTCAACCGTGTACTGATATCCATCGTGGGCTACATCAAAGGCTATTCGCTTGTCGTCCACGTTGGCGTTGTCGCTTGGCACCTTCACCGTCTGCTCTGGCCAACAGACTACTCCGCTACGATCCGCCATATGAAGCCTCCGCGTTGGGAGCCGCGGATCTACTTCGTCTCCTCCGGCGGGTCCAGGAACAGCGACAACTGGATGGGCTCGCGCGCCTTGGGCTTCCACGCGAGCAGGTCGAGCTGCCGGTCATCGACGGGGGCGGCGTTCGACGCGACAGCGGACACCTCGACGGACGGCACCACGGGAGCCATCGGAGCGGGCGTGGGCGTCTCGGGTTGAGGTGCGGGCGCGCCCTTGCCGTCTACGACCCGCAGCCATCCGCGCCCGTTGGGAAGCTCGCGGGCCGCACCGAACGCCCTACCAGCGCGCTCGGGGGGCAACGCCAGCCGGACAGGTCGGGCCATCTCGCAAGGCTCGGCGGCAAGGGCGGCGTCCATCAACTCGCCGATCGTCCATGGATGGTCAGCGAGCCCAGCGGCCATGGCGGGCGTCTGTCCTCCGAGTGCGGCGTTCTGCCGGACGAAGTTGTAGGCCATGAACCCGAGAGCTTCGGCGGCGCGGTGCCCGCGGAGGGTTTTCGAGAAGGCCAGGCACAAGCGACGGGTGCGCCCCACGACGTGCCTCATGGTGAGGTTGTTCCGCTCGATGTGCGCCGTCGAGAGCAGGGCCATGTCCGGCGCGCCGAAGATCGGCGTCTTCGTGATGAAGGGGTCGCGAGGCGGCTCGTAGCGGTGATCGGGCCCGCGCTTCGATCCGGTGCGGTAGTTCTTGACAACCTGCCCGTAGTCGACGCAGCCAAGGAACCACGCGCGGATCGCTTCGATGTACGGCGCGAAGCCATCGGTTGCGAGCTGCGGCACCACGGTGAGGCGCGCCCGGAGGTCGGCGATGAAGGCGTCGGCGCTCTCATGGTCGCGCTTGCCGACGTAGTAGGCGATCACCAGCTTCGTCACGGAGTCGAGCGCGACAAACGTGTAGACGTCGCCCCACTCCGCCGCCCGCGCCGGTCACGCCTGCCACGGGCGCCGGTAGTGGATCACATGATCCCGTGCGCTTGACACCTGATCCACTCTGCCCCCGACCTCCTCGGCCCCTAGAGAGGATCTTCTTCGACGCCCATACGCTTCGCGCACTCGCGCGCCCACTGCTTGGCTGCATCAAGCGACGGGCACGTCTCCTCCAGCAGCTTGTCGCCATCAATGGCGTAGGCGGTAGCGGTGCCGTCGTCATGTGTGTAGATGTCGACATGGTCCCACCATGGCACATCATTCCGCACCACGTCCCATGTTGTCCTTTTGTATCTGATACCCATGAGGAGAGATACACCGGTTGCACCGCCCGGCAGCCCCGCATTCGAGGGGAGGGGCGGCCCCTATTCCTCCGGTCGGGCGCCGCCCGCCGCTAGAGCGACTGGGCGCGCCAGTGGCTGATGACCGGCTGCTTGACCTGCTCTCCTGGCTCCGCCCCGCTAAGCCGCCGCCTTCGAAAGGAGCGCACCTCCTCCTGTTCGAGGAGTAGGATGTCGTAGGGTAATGTCAGATGTTACATTCACCGGATGGTGTTACAAAACGATCCAGGTGTTACAAAATCATCTTGATCCCGCTTGCTGCTCGGTCGGTGCCCGCGCTGACGCGGACGCCATCGACGCGACCCGTCAGGTAACCCTTTCATGGGTCATTCATTGACCCTTTCAGGAATGTATGCCCGCCGGGAAGCAAACCCGGTGCCGAGCGTGTAACAGCGCCGACCGTCCGGATATCGATCGCCTCCTACTCGAAGGCCAGTCATCGCATAAGGTCGCGAAATGGTTGATCAAGGACGGCCGTGAGCAGATCCCGCAGCCAGCGCTTGCGATGCATAAGCGCAAGCACCTCGACGTTCGGACCGACGCGTCGGAGCGAGTAGCCCAGCAGGTAGCGGCCGTGTTTGAGGCCGCTGTCCAAAGGGTTATCGCTGATGTCAACCTCCTGGATGAGCTTGCTGGGTATGCACTCGATGCGGTTCGCCGGCTGTCGTCCGCCATCGGCGATCCCACGATGCCTCAGGCGGCCGCCTACGGCGCGGCTCTGAAAGAGGGGCGCGAACTCGTCAGAGCGCGCGAGGAGATTCTGAAGGGTCGTGGCGGTGCCACCGAGCCGTCCGGCCAGCTGCGCCCGGCCGTCAACATCATATACGCCGCTGGCGTCACCGCACCGGATGGAGATCCGCCTCAACCGCCCCCAGAGTCTGGCCCACCAGCGACTCCAGCCCGGTAACAGCCTCGCACTGCCATGGGGTCGCGGCATCGGCAAGTCTTGGTTCGAGCGCCAGAACGGCTGGTTTGAACAGGTGGCGCGCTGGGACGGCGTCCGTCGTCCGACGACGAGTGGGGGCCACATCACTGGCGTCCGCATCGTCCACATGATGCCGACGTTCAAGCAGTGCCGCGACGTGCACGAGCAGGCCACGAGGTCGGAGCTCGAGGGCCGCGGGCCTTGGTCTTTCCTCCAGCCGCATGTGGACCACGTCCGCTGGCTGATCACGTTCCCCGGCGGCTCTTCGATCCAGTGGTTCGGTGCGCGCGAGGCCAACGGCTCCCGCGGGATTCGCTGCGATACGGTGACCGTTGACGAGGCCGACGACGTAGACCCCGAAGTGCTTGACGCCGTCGTAGACCCTTGGTTCTCGGAGCCATGGAGCCTGCGGCAGCGGGTGATCGGCGGCACCCCGCGGCGCGGCCGGTACGGGCTGCTGTACCGCGAGTACAAGGCCGGGCTGGACGGCGACGTGGCGCGCCGACTGACGCAGGGCGACCTCGACGCGCTCGGCGGGGACGAGCTACAGGCGAAGTTGGCGGTGCGGCGCAGCTGGTCGTTCCACGCGACCTGGCGTGAGGCACCCGAGACCGTCGACCCCATCTACGTCGCGCAGGTGCGCGCCAAGCTGATCGAGGCCGGGAAAAAGGCTGTATACGAACGGGAATGGGAGTGCAATTTCGACAGCGCCGAGGGGCTCGTCTACTCGATGTTCGAGGAGGCGCTCCACGTGCGGCGGCCCGCTCCTGGCACGCGGTGGTCGGAGATCCTTGTGGGTGTCGACCACGGCTGGGAAGACCCGGGCGTGATGCTGGTGATCGGCGTGGTCGGCGCTGGCAGGGACGCGATCTGCCACATCCTCGAGGAGGTCTACGAGCCCCACCGTGTGGAATCCTGGTGGGTCGAGCAGGCCAAGCGGATCCGCACCAAGTACAACGGCATCAGTCAACGATGGTTCGGCGATCCGAGTCAGCCAGCGCGGAACACGGCGATCGGGACCGCCATCGGGATCCGCTTTAGCGACCAGCCGGCGGATAGGCAGATCGAGACTGGCGTATCCGCGCTCGCGGATCGGATGGCTCCCCGGGTTGACCCCGATGACCCAGAGAGCAAGCGTCGGTTCGCGCGGCTCTACATCGATCCCGGCTGCACCCATACCCGTTGGGAGCTTGTGAACTATCGCCGCAAACGGGACCCCCGCAACGTGGATAGGTTCCTGGACGACATCGAGGACAAGAACAACCACGCCGCCGACAGTTGCAGGTACGCCATATATGGCCGCTTCGGGTCACCGCTGGTCTACCGCTCCCTCTCCACCTCGCTCTGATGCTCTACAAGTACCTGAAGCAGACCCACCCGGCGATGCCGCCGGCCGACCGTGGCTACGATGCGAAGGTGTGGCACGAGCTCGATGATCTGTTTCGCGGTGGCTATCAGATCCTGGAGCATGCGCGGGAGTATCTGCCCCAGGCTGTCGGCGAGAAGGAGGATCGCTATCTTGAGCGGCTCAGGCTCGCCGCATACATCGGCTACTTCTCGCAGATTGTGAACGTTTACGTCGCGGCGATTTTCGATCGCAGCGTGACGATTGTGCCGGCCGGTGACGCAGAAGATCCGGAGACGCCGGGCGAGCTGCCGGACCCAGAGACCTACGAGGCGCTCGCCGAGGACGCTGACCTGCGCGGGTGTGCTTTCGTCCAGCTCCTGCGGCACGTGACGACGTGGGCGCTGGTGAAGCAAAAGTGCTTGATTGCGATCGACTTCCCACGGATTGACACTCAGCCAGCGAACCGGGCTGACTCCGACAAGATGGGCGCTGCCCGGCCCTATTGCTACCCGGTCGAACCCGAGACCCTCATCAACTGGGAGACCGAGTCCGAGGTCCAGCGCCGCGTCGACCTCGGCGCTGGTCGCGCGGTCGAGTTCACGGTGGGCAGGTTTTCGTGGGTCGTGCTGAAGAAGACGATCTGCGCGCAGACCAGTCCCGACACGATGCGGTCGGGGATGGTCGAGGAGTACAAGATCTGGCGGAAAACGGCGGATGGTCGTGTGATCTGGCAGATTTTCCGCACGCCGCCGCTCAAAGAAGGGCAGACGCTGAGCGATGACGTCGATATTCCATTGATCGACGAGAGTCCGACGACGTTCCGTGAGATCCCGCTGGTGGAGCTCAAGCTGCCAGAGAACCTGTGGCTTGGAAATATCATCGGGCCGCTGAACAAGGAGCACTGGCAACGCCGGTCCGCTCTGCTCGCCGCTCAGCAGCGCAACCTGCTCGCGATCCCTGTGTTCAACCTCGGCTCAGAGGGAATGGAGTTTCAGGGGGCGCCGCCCGCCGAGGTGCAGCAGAATCCTGATCGCGCGATGGGATTCAGAGAAAAGCTCGAAAAAGAGGGCGCACTGATCATCGGCGAGGATGACAAATTCCAGTTCGCCACCCCCGACCCCGGCGTCTACACGGTGGTCGACAAGGAGCTGGAGAAGCTCGTCGACGAGATCTACCGCGTGAGTGGCCAGATGGCCTCGTCAGTAAGCTCCACGTCGCAGGCGCTACAGCGCTCGGGAGCCAGCAAGACGCTCGACCGAAAGGATTTCGTGACCGTCGTGTCGGCCGTCGCGGCCATTGTCTCCGATGCCGCCCGGCGCTGCTACGAGGTGATCTCCGACGCGCGCGGTGAGGAGGTCAAGTGGTCGGTGCATGGCCTCGACGGCTACGAGGACGACGAGGATCGGCAGCTGCTCCTCGAGGAAGCGCTGCAGGCTGACGCGCTCGCGATCCCGTCGCCCATGTGGCGCGCGCTGCACAAAATCAGGACGGCGCTTGGGCTCGTGCGGATGACGCCGCAGGAGCAGGCCGAGGTCCGCGAGCAGATCATTGCGGCCACGACGGCGGAAGAAACGATGCGGCTGGCGAACCCTGGCGCGGACGAGGAGCAGGACGGGGGACCGGCATCTCCGTCACCCGCCCCTCAACGGGGCCAGGCTGGTGAGAGGGCGACTGCGTGATGCTGCCCCGTGGTGCTCGCATCATCCGGCTCTCGCCAGCGCAAGCGCGCCTCGCCCGGGCTGGTCAGCGCGCCATGCTGGCCGAGGAGCGACAGCTCCTCCAGCGTCTGCGACGCGCCGCTGACGAGGCGTTGCAGCACGTGCTCCGCGCCGCCGATGCCATCGGCCCAGGCCAGACACCAGGGCGTCTGCTGGTGGCACTCAGAAGCGCTGCCATCGCCCTCCGAGAAACGATCTCGGCGGCTGTGCTCCACGTGCGCGCTGAAGCCCGGCAGACTGCGCGGCAGCGGCTGATCGCGGAGCTGCACCACGCTACCCAAGAGCTCAAGGTCGACATCCGCATGCCGCCGCCTGGTCACGCGCCTCAGGACGCCGGGCTTGCTCAGAGCGCGGCAGAGTCCTACGTGGCTGCTTGGCGCGCCATCCTCACGGTCGCCGTGATGCGCTCATACGAGGGGTCTCTCCACCGAGCACTCCGAGCCGCGCACGGCACGCAACAACACCGGCTCGAGCGCATCGCTGCCACCGAGGTGCCGCAGGCCTACAACGACGAGCACGACGAGGACGCGGACAGGGTGGCCGAGCAGCACCGAGATGCACGCTGGCTGCCACTCGTGGTCAAGCGCTGGGATGCGAAGCTCGATAGCACGTGCGCCATCTGCCATGAAATGGACGGGCGGATCGTGCCGCTCGGGATGAGCTTTCGAGGCGGGCTCATCCCTGGGTTCGTACATCCTAGGTGTCGTTGTCAACAGGCGATTGTCGTTCTCCCGCTGCGCATGCGCGGTGAAGTTGTACCCGGCTACCAGGTCGACGACGAGGGCCAACCGCAAGCGGCATGACCGGGATCTGAGGCCGCGAGAATACAGGTCGGCTTGTCGGCTGGATTTCCGACGATAACAAATGAGCCTGGAGAGCTTGGACTGCGCGCGTCGTCGATCATTTCCCAAGCGTAATCGATGGCGTCGAATAGGACAAGCTCGTCCGAGACGGTGGTGCGATCGGCGTCAGTCATCACGCCACCTTAGCACAGCTTCGCCACCCATGGGGGCGGCACGACACGAAAGGACATCACCGTGAAGATCCAAGATCAGGGTGAGGCGCGCAGCTACGCCCTCGTCGCCGCCGTTAATGCACTGATTCGCAAGCTGGTGGATGAGGAAACTACGTTCCCTCACTACGAGATCAGTGGTGTGACGGTCGGCGACTATCGCTATCCTGTCACTACAGCCAAACTGGTCACGCTGAGCTCTACCGCAGATCTGCCGGCGGTCAAAGCCATGGCAAACGAGGCGCGGACGGTTCTCGTCTATCATCTCACCGACGCCAACGCGCACAAGCTCGCTGACACGACACGCTTGGCGCTGATCAACACGACCACGCTGGCTGAGCTCGTTACGGCAGACTCGCAGGCGACCACGGACACGTTCATCAACGCGCTTTCTGCCGCGTACGAGGCTCACCGCATTGACACCGACCTGCACTCGCATGCCGACTCCACGAACCTGTATACGGCGTCCAGTGCGGTCGATCTCGCGAGCAGCAAACTCGCGATTGGTGACGTGAAGGCGCAGACGAACGCTCACATCCAGCTTTCATGGACCACGCCCAGCATCGAGCTGGTCTGAGGAGATCACCATGGCCGTCACCATTTCACCTCAAGGCGCCGTAGACCCCGAAGTCGCGGTCCTCCAGTCTCAAGCAGCGTCGATCGAGAGCCGGCTCTCCCTCGGCGAGAGCTCGATCAGTGCCACCAGCGCGATCAATTCGATCGCAGATGTGGCGAGCAGCACGGCCGTCGTCGCCTCCACCGCGTCGTCATCGCTCACGGTCCTGGTCAGCAGCACGGGCTCGTCGATCAACGTCGTCACCAGCGTCGAGGCTGTCACGCGATCGAGCGCGGACAGCTCTCTCACGGTACTTGCCAGCACCAACAAATCGTTGGCGTCGGCCGCTGACTCATCGCTCACCGTAGGGAACTCCTCCCTCACGGTCGCTGATAGCTCGCTGACCGTACTCGCTTCGACCAACAAGTCCCTGGCAAGCGCTGCAGACAGTTCGCTCACCGTTCTGGCATCATCTCTCACGGTCGCGGATACCTCGCTCACCACGCTGGCGAGTGCCAACGCAGCCACTGCGTCCACGGCAAGCTCGTCCTTGACGGTGCTCGCCTCCACCAACAAGTCGCTGGCTTCGGCGGCGGACAGTTCATTGACGGTAGCAGACAGCTCACTGACGGTGGCCGACTCATCGCTCACTGTGCTGGCGAGTACGAATGCTGCCACGGCGTCGACCGCATCGTCCTCGCTTACGGTTCTGGCGTCCACCAACAAGAGTCTGGCGAGCGCAGCTGACTCGTCGCTTACCACGCTCATCTCCTCGATCCAATCGTCGACCGACGCACGCATGACTGCTGGATCGATCTGATCGCTTCCGCGGATGGCTAAGCGGTCAACGCCGCTTTGCATGCCTCGCAGGCATTACTGGCGGCATCCCACGCCTTCCGGTCGGTCGTCCACGGGGTGTGCTGCGTGGGGGCTGTATCCCCTGTGCCGTCAAATCGGCCGGTGAACACGAGCCCCAGTCCCGCGCCGCAAACGATCGTCGTCACGTTCTCGCGCGTCGTCGCGAAGTGCAGGCGGTCATCGCGCTTGTGCCAGCCGACAAGACTGGAGAACACCATGCCTGTCTTCGGCTCGCCGTCGTTCGTGCCCTTCGTCTCTCCGCAGCACGAGCAGCGGTCTCCCGGAGTCAGCGCCTCGGGTCCACCCAGGCTGTAGCTCACACACCCAACGCAGATCTTAGTAATCATCACGCCTCCACTATCTTCATAGCACATGAATCGCAAGCTTACCGTCGGCATCACAGTTCATCTGACGGCGGCGACTGGGACCTCGATCTGGTCCGCGGGTGCTTCGCAGAACTGCGTCTTCCTGGTCGCAGCGCTGCGTGTATGTTTCAGCGTGGGGCGGGTGTACCTGGTGAACTGCGGTGATGCCGAGAGTCCGCCACCGGCCTACATGCTCGCAGGTGTGCCCGGTCTCGAAGTGGTGAAGTTCAACGACGTGGTGGACCAGCTCGACGTCTTGATCGAGGCAGGCTCGCAGGTGAGCGCTGAAAACGTCGCCAAGGTACGGGCCCGAGGTGGCCGGTGCGTCGCTTACCGCTTCGGCAACAATGCGCTCCTCGACGTGGAGCGCATGCTGCGCGGTCCGCTCTCGCGGCATCTGGGAGACATACTGGCGCCGGCAGCGCTCGATGCGCTCAAGCCGCTTCTCAAGGCGAAGGACGGCGGCGCCATGCTCAACGGCGCTGCCTTCGACGCGGTGTGGACGATCCCGCAACATGAACGCACGTGCCGCTCGTATTTCGAGCTCACTCTGCGGGCACCCGTGCGCGTCGTGCCGCACATCTGGGAGCCGACTTTCGTGGACGCAGCGATCGCTGAGTTCCCCAAAGAGCCGAGCACGGCCGCGCTCTCGTTCGGATACAAACCGGGAGCTGCAAAGAAGCGCGTCAGCATCTTCGAACCAAACCTCAACATCATCAAAAATGCGGTCTTCCCGCTGCTCGTCGCTGAGACCGCGTTCCGTCGCAGGCCCGACCTCATCGAACACGTCTGGTGCACGAACGCGATGGACCTGATCCAGCTTCCGATGTTTGAGAGCTTCGTGTGGTCGCTCGATTTGCAGCGCACGAAAAAGGCTGACGGCAATCCGCATGTGACCTTCGACGGGCGCTACAACCTGCCCTACTGGCTATCAAAGAGCACTGACTTCGTGCTCGCATGGCAGCATGAAAATAATAGAAACTATATGTATTACGATGCCCTCTATGGGGGGTATCCACTCGTCCATAATTCGGACGCGCTACCGAAAGGGGTGGGGTACTACTACGAAGGATTTGATGCCGCCGATGGCGGGAACACACTCATCTCGGCACTTTTGAGTCATGACACGCGGCACGACGAGTACCGGCGCGCAGCGAACGACTACCTAGCCACCGTACGCACCACCTATCCAGCAAATGTGGCGGAGCACGAACGCGCGCTGATTGATCTTTTTAATCAGTGATGTTTGGCCAGCAGCGTCGATTTACGATGGCAATTATTGTCTCTTTTGAGACGCCAAACTCTGACGCGAGGTCCTTTGCTCTAGGCTGAATGAACCGAGCATGATAGCCGACGATGCCGCGCGGGGGACCATACCTACGTCGGATGGCGCGAACATTGTCCTCAGACAAAACGGCACGATTGCCGGCGACGTTGGTGTTCAAGCGACCCCGCTCAACAGCGTCCCGCGCATTGTCCTTCGACGTGCCGGCGTACATATGGTCCGGGCGGACGCACGTTTTTATGTCGCAGTGATGGCACACGAGAGCTCCGTCGATAATGGGCCCGTTTGCCAACGAGAACGAGTACCGGTGGGCCGTCACCTTACGGCGATCATACGTTGAAAATAGCCCGTATCCCGCGTTTTGGCATGGACCAGTCCAGAGCCAACAAGTATCGGTTTTCTGGACGGAACGCCAAAATCGCGGCACCTCGTCGGCGGCCATTAGCGCGCTGCGGCAGGAACGCGAACACGTACGCCGCTCTAGCGCTTCGGTCACCGACACTTTGAAGGTCCGGGCGCACGACGCACAGGTCATATACTTCATTGGTCTACGCATGAAGATAAACGTAATACCTAATTAACAATTCGCAAGAGCGCGCCAGATAGATCGCTATCAAAGGTCGTCGGCTAGTTCGCACTGAAGCGCGCACAGCGCTCATCAGGTAGGGACCGGGTTCGAGCCCCGACAGTGCGTCCGCGCAGCTCATTCGAGTCGCGTTCAAACCTCGCCGCCATGGGTCGTGGTGAGGCTGAAAGGAGGCCAGCAATGGCAGACCCCGTGGGCAGTGCGGGCCCTAAAACCGCAGGGGATAGCGGCGCGTCCGGTGCGCCGAGCGGTAGCGATGTGCCCAAGTACATCACGGCCGAGGAATTGGACGAAAAACTGAGCGGCGCGTTCGGCAAGCGACTCGGTGAGCATAGCCGATCGCTGACGAAGCAATTCACCGAGATGCTCGCCAAAGGGCAAGAGGACCTCCTGGGCAAGATTGGCACCTCGTTGGAGGAGAAGCTTGCTGCGTTGAAGTCGAAAGAGGAGCCAAAGCCCCCTGCTGCGGGTGCGAGCAAGGATCCTCAGCAAGCCGCTGTCAAGCTCGAGGATATCCCCGAGTGGCAGGCGCACAAGGTCGCGTTCGACACACAGCAGAAGGAGCTCCTACGTTTCAAAAAGCAAGCGGAGGAAGCCGACAAGCGAGCCCAGATAGAGCGCGAGCGTTCCCGCTCAACCGCCCTGCGCACGGCCGCGATCGAGGGGCTGGGCAAGGTCGGCATCACGCCAGACCGCGCCGAGCACGCGCTCGCGTTCCTCAACAGCAAGGGGCACCTCAATTACGCCGACGATGGCAAAGGCGACGACATCGTGTTTCGCGCCGGCGAGAGCGAAGTCCCGCTCGTCGATGGACTGAAAGCGTGGGGCAAGACGCCCGACGCGAAAATCTACCTTCCTCCGCAAAACCCACAGGGGAGCGGAGGTGGGCCCGGGGCGCCGGGTAATGGCGCCAGCAACCCGTATACCCAAATCGAGCAACTTCTCACGGAGCATGTTCGAGGCCGGTAAGAAGATCACGAAAGAAGGATTCAGATGGCCGGAGAGACTTTTTCAACGCTCAGCGTGGCACTGTCGCAGCTCTACACTGCGCTGATCGCCGATCAGCGCAATATGGATGCGATCGAGCTCGGAATCGTGCCGATCGTGCCGAACGACTCCGGCAAGAATATCGCATGGGTCGCCAAGTTCGACGGCACGAAAGCGACGACCGTTTTCGCTGAGGGGTCGATCGTCGATCGAAATACTGAGTTCACGAAGACCAAGAAAGTCCCCGCGGTGCTCAATTTCGGCAACTATCGCAGCCCCACGCAGGTGAGCGATCTGGCCGCCATCCTCGCTGCGTCGGCTGATGGCTCGCCCACGGAGCTGCGCCAGCTGGTTGACAGCGAAATCCGTGACTCGCTGACCCAGATCACCAAGCAGGTCGCGATCGACTTCTACACGGGCACCGGGACCAGCGGCGGCAACCCCAATATCGTTGGGCTTGCGGGCGGTGCCGCGCTTTCTACCGGCACCTACGCGACGATCGATCGGGCTGTCGACACGCAGTGGGCTGCGAACGTGCTGGCCAACGGCGGCGTCGACCGCCCGCTCACCGACGACCTACTGCGCCAGGCTGAGGTCGCGGTGTTCAACGCTGGTGGCAAAACGCCCAACATGATCCTGACGACCGGCAACGTGCATCGCAAATACGCCGGTCTGATGAGCCCCATGCTCCGGATCAACGGAGCTGGTCCCGCACCGGCTCAGCTCGGGATGCTCGGCGCCAATGATCTCTTCTGGGGCAACATGCCGGTGTACAGGTCATCGCGCGCGCCCGCGAAAAAGCTGTTCATGTTCAACACGTCGAATGTGCGACTGGTGTTTCCTCGCGCGTTCATCCCGCAGGCGTCCGTGCCGACGAATGTGTTCGTGCAGCGGATGGGTCTCGACCTTAAGCAGCAATACATGCTGCCGATCATCGTCTCCCCACTGGGAAACCTCGGCAACACCCTCGAGTTCAACGTCTACACGTACGTGCAACTGCAGGTGCTCGACCCGAATGCAGTCGCGACGATCGCGGACATCTCCGAGACCTGACAATCACCCCAACAGTTCACCATCATACCGGCTCGGCG